TAATGATCATCGTCTAGTTCCCTCGTTTTCATTTCTACCCAAAACGCCAGCAGCAGCACGATGCCGCCGCCCAGCAGCAGGCCCACTATGGCCATGCGTATCCAATCCAAAATTGTCATTGCATCCCCGTGTGTCTGGGTGTATCATAATCTTGTGCGTGGGTGGCTTTCCCTCCCCGACAAGCCCACGCACCGCCGGCCGGGTTGAGCGCCTGCCTCACTTATGCTCCCCGGCCGGCGGTCCTTCTATCGGGCTTGGGTCATAGTTCCAGCCTGGCAGGTTGACCGTCACGGCGTAACGCTCCCCGGTGAAGGTGACGCTCTTTATGCGCGCCAGACGAGTCCCGCTTCGCATCATGGGTTCCGCCCATTCTATCGCTGTGTCGGCGTGTTCCGGCAGCGGCATGGCATCGCGCTCGGCCAGCCAACGCGCGTATTGAATGGCCTTCTTTTCGTCGGGTATCATTTTGTCTTCCTCATTGCGATTAGCAGGCACACGGCCCGCAGGATTAGGGTTAGCATGGCCCACGCGCGATGGCTTTTTCAAACATATCAAGAATATCTTGCGTTTCCTCGCCAAGAGGCGTCCCGGCGCGGGTGGCAGTCCAATGCGCGCGGGCTTCAGCCATGCCGAAAAACCGGCACCCGGCCTTGATGAAAAATCCTTCCCGGCAATGCCAAAGAAAAAACTCATGCCCATCTAACCGCATAGCGCGGCGCAGGATACCGACGGCGGTTTTGTCGTTGTTGATTTTGGCGCCGGTAAGGTTGGCGCCGGTAAGGTCGGCGCCGTAAAGGTTGGCGCCGGTAAGGTTGGCGCCGGTAAGGTCGGCGCCGGTAAGGTTGGCGCCGGTAAGGTCGGCGCCGTAAAGGTTGGCGCCGGTAAGGTTGGCGCCGTGAAGGTTGGCGCCGTAAAGGTTGGCGCCGGTAAGGTCGGCGCCGTGAAGGTTGGCGCCGGTAAGGTCGGCGCCGTGAAGGTTGGCGCGGGTAAGGTTGGCGCGGGTAAGGTTGGCGCCGGTAAGGTTGGCGCCGTAAAGGTTGGCGCGCTGTCCGTTTTCGCCCGCAAGCCATAGCTTGTGAGCCGATAAAATGGCGGAGATTTCATCTTGTGTCATTATTCTGCCCTTTCGGTTGTGTGGCTTTCCATTACGCAACGCAAAATTTCATCGGCGTCGGCCTTGGTTGGCCATGGGATGCCATGGAAAGCGCCGCCAGGCGCGTTTACCAGATACCAAAACAAGCCAATTTTCTTCACCATTCGCTGCGCTTCCCTCGGTCTAGGCTAGGCCATTGATGCACCGCCGGGCGGCCTATACGGTCTGGCATCTCAAACACGGCGGCGGGCTTCTTGTCCGTGGTCAGATCCCAATCATTGCGCCAGAGGCGCACGGCCTCAATGGGGTTGTGCGCCTCCACTATAAGGCTCATGTCGTCCCCATTCTCGTCGTCGGAATAGACTAGATATATGCGTGTCATTCCGCGCCCCCCTTGGCCTTGGCGATTAACGCCTTGGCGCTGGCGAGCATCCCCTCGCCGGCCAAAAGCGCGCTTGCATCGGCATAATGGTGCGCGAAGCCTAGCAGCCTCTCGCACATGTTCAACAACTCTGGCGCGGCCGCGATTAGCGCGGCATCGGCCGTGCGTTGCGCCAGCAAATCGCGGCCCCTCTTGGCCGCATACTGCGCCGCCTCGCGGCCGGGGTGGTCAAGCTTGGCAGGTCCGACGTGAAGCGCGCCATAGGCGCCCTTTGTGATGGCCCATGGGCCGGGCGTGTGTGTCATGGTTCACACCTCCGCCTTGGCTTCAACGCAAGCCTCGCACTGGCCTTCGTGCCGTTCCACATATTCCTGCAAGGCGCCGTAGGTGTCGAATTCATATTCCGCGCCGCACTCAGGGCAGGAATGAGACCAAAACACGTTGAAACCGATAGCGCACGCGACGCAACCCTGCCAATCCTCATCCCAAACCCAGACATTCCCGGATAATTGATTGACGCCGGCTTGCGTGTGTTTGCTGGTTTGCAACCCTGCCTTACGGATGGCGCGGATACACTCGGCCAAACGGTCAAGATCAGCGCCAGCAAATTGTTCAAATAAGTTTTCCATTGTCGTTTTCCCTCTCACTCAAGCCCTGATTGGCTTGGATGATGGCAGCGCCAAGCCTGCCATCGCCCAAATCAACCCTACTGTAAAAGAGTATGTGACGTCCATTCTGTAAATCCGTCGCCATAGATTATGCGGTCGCGTTCCCAATCCACGCTTGCCGCGCGCCAGCCAACGGGTAAACCAAGCGCGGCAGCGGAGCGTGCGCTTTGCACAAGCGCGGCGTATCCCATGCGGTTTAATTCATCACGCTTGGCTTGCGCTTCCGCCAGCGGAAACGTGCCGAGCACGCGGCGCCATTTGCACATTAATTCCCCGCCGATGCGGTAATCTACAACATAATTTGTAGCCATGGTGTGATCCTCCCCGATCAAAAAACTAGAAGCCAGACAAAGAGCGCCAGAAAGAAAGCGCAGATAGCAGCGTCATGCCAGATATTCATTTACATATCACCCCAAAAAATAGGTCATCGATTTGACCGATGCAGATTTTATTACAGGCTAATTATGGCAAGAATAAGGCACAACAGAATGTGTTACGTTACATTTTAGTAATGTGGGGAAAAAGAGGGCCGAAAAATCGGCTTTCTAGGTAGGGTTTGAGGTTGCCTAGGCTCTCGCCAGGCCGCGCGGGGCTATGTTGTTGGAGAACCAAGCTTTTTTCAATTTTCCTAGGCTTTCTAGGTAATAATAATATAACCAACTGCGACTTAGATATTAGTTAATATATGTAAAGTATTATAACCTATAGACCGTCGAGCCGTAGCGATGTTTTTCCCATGACCTAGAATGCCTAGATGACCTAGCGGTGACCTATCGCTCCCCAAGCCCCGCGTATCCCGCCCCATGCTTCACACTATATTCTATTACGCATAGCGCTGGCAGCTAGCTGGCGCGTGTCGCGCTGACGCGATGTTTTGGCCATGACCTATTTTGCCGATATGACCTAGTAACAGAACCCGTTGCGCCCTGGTCTGCGCCCTGGTCTGCGCCCTGGTCTGCGCCCTGGTCTGCGCCTTGGTCTGGCGCCGCGCATGGCGGCCGCCCTGCCATCATGTTAATGATTTACTTTCAATTATTAACCATTGCTGAGGGCCGCGCGCCGAGAGCCGGGGGGAGGGGGGCCGGCGGCCGCCCCGTCCCGGTCACGGAGGGTCCGCAAACAATTTTTTATTTTTTGCAAACCCAACCAGCCATGCTATACAAAATCTATGGCAGTCTTTTCGCTCCCCTATGAGCCGCGCAAACTGGAAGCAACCGAGGCGCGGCTTGAAGCCATCTATAACGCCGCGCGTAATGGATTGCGTGGCGCGGCGTTGGCCTTAGCCTCCGGCATGACGCCGACCGAATACCGCGCGCTGTGCGAGTTCGACCCGCTGGCGGCGTTGGCCGCGGAGAAGGGCCGGGCCGACGGCGAGATGGAGATGTCCAAGGTGCTGCATGATGCCGCCCGCGCCGGCGACGCCAAGGCGGCGCTGGATGTGCTGAAGCACGTCCACGGCTGGGTCGCCAAGCAGGCCGTGCAGGTCGAGGTCAACCAGACCATCTCCATCACCTCCGCGCTGCAAGAGGCCCAGCGCCGCGTCATCGAGGGTATGTCGACTTATGACGTAATTGATGGTAAAGTTTCGGAGGCCGAAGACGCGGACACGTCTACCGGCCCCCTAACCAAACAGCTTGAAAGGCAAGCTAATGGCTACGAACAATCTTACGCAAACCCACCTAAAACGTCTAGTGACGTATGACCCGTTAACAGGAGAATTTACGCGTTTGTTAGGTAAACGCGCCGGGCATCCGGTAGGGTCTAAAATACGCGCCGGGTACGTACATATTTTTTTAGCCGGACAAACATATAAAGCTCATAGGCTTGCTTGGATGTATGTTTACGGTATGTGGCCTAACGGTCAAATAGACCATATTAACCATAACCGCAGCGACAATAGAATTGCTAATTTGCGCGATGTAACTTGTTCAGTTAACCACCAAAATCGAAATCGCCACACTAAAAGTAAATCGGGGGTGCTTGGGGTAACATGGCACGCACGGGACCGCCGCTGGCAAGCCCATATCGAAGTAAACGGTAAAGCTAAACATTTAGGAAGCCATGTTTGCTTAGGCGTCGCTATTAAAGCTAGATTAGCTGCTGAAGCTGTGCACCACCCACATAGGCATCACCATGCAAACACCGCGGTATAGCGCTGATGATGAAATGGAACTTATGGCGCGGCTGTGGATGCCCGTCATTAAGGATGACCCACTAAAATTTGTTCTTATGGTCTTTCCGTGGGGCCAGCCTGGCACACCGCTGGAACACTTCGACGGCCCGCGCAAGTGGCAGCGCGAGGTGCTGCAACGCATCGCCGACCACGTGAAGCAGAACAACGGCAAGATCGACTTCGACACGCTCAGGATGGCGACGTCATCCGGCCGCGGGATCGGCAAGTCGGCCTTAGTCAGTTGGCTGGTCATCTGGATGCTGACCACGCGGATTGGCTCGACAACCATCGTGTCGGCCAACTCCGAGGCGCAGCTT